AAAAACGCGAAGCTCGACGAAACCGCGATCGTCGTCGTCGACGTCTCGGAAGAAGGCTGGTACGTCGAAAACATCATCTACGGTAGGTGGACGCTCGACGAAACGGCCATCAAAATCTTCCAAGCCGTAAGAGACTACAGGCCGGTATCTGTGGGTATTGAGAGGGGCATAGCCAAACAAGCGGTTATGTCTCCTCTTGTTGACTTACAAAAGAAATACGGTACGTTTTTCCGAGTAGAAGAACTAACCCACGGCAACAAAAAGAAAGTAGATAGGGTCATGTGGGCATTGCAGGGCCGCTTTGAGAATGGGTACATCACCCTAAACAAAGGTGAATGGAACTCAAGATTCCTTGACCAACTGTTCCAATTCCCTGATCCTTTGACCCATGATGACTTAATAGACGCATTGGCTTACATTGACCAACTAGCCAAAGTGGCTTATGACTATGAATACGAAATAGACGACCACGACATCTTAGACATAGTGGCGGGATACTAATATGAGCGACCTGTACGAACAAGATCCTTTAATGATTCAAGAATCCTTAGAAGATTGGGTTATAACAAAGTGCGAAAACTGGCGTGATTACTATGAATCTAACTATGAAGACCGCTTTGAAGAATACTATCGGTTATGGCGTGGCATTTGGGATCCCTCTGATAGCGAGCGCCGAAGTGAGCGTAGCCGTATTATCTCTCCTGCTTTACAACAGGCTGTTGAGTCCAATGTTGCTGAGTTAGAAGAAGCAACGTTTGGGCGTGGCAAGTGGTTTGATGTCTCTGATAACTTTGGGGACACTTCAAAAGAAGACGTTCTTTTTCTAAGAAACAAACTTACCGAAGACTTTGAAGACTGCATGATTCGTAAGTCTGTTGCGGAATGCCTTATTAATGCCGCCGTGTTTGGTACAGGCATTGGCGAAATTGTCATTGAAGAAATGAAGGAGATGTCTCCTGCTACTCAACCGTTAATGGACGGTGACCTTCAAGCAGTAGGCGTTAACATCCAAGACAAAGTAAAGGTTAAACTTAGACCCGTACTTCCTCAAAACTTCTTGATTGACCCTGTTGCTACAAGTGTTGATGAGGCATTAGGTGTTTGTATTGATGAGTTTGTTAGCCGCCACCAAGTAGAACTTCTTCAAGAGCAAGGCGTTTATCGTGATGAGTACGTAGGGCCGGCGGCGTCTGATACAGATCTTGAGCCCGATCAGGACATTACAATCTACAACGACGACAAAGTACGTCTTACTAAATACTACGGTCTTGTTCCTCGCGAGCTTCTTATTGACGCAATGGATGAGGAAGTTGAAGAAGAAGGTAAGTATGTCGAAGCAATTGTTGTTATTGCTAACGGCGGAATACTTCTTAAAGCAGAGGCCAATCCCTACATGATGCAAGATCGTCCGGTTGTGGCATTCCCATGGGATGTAGTGCCTGGGCGATTCTGGGGAAGAGGCGTTTGCGAAAAAGGTTACAACTCACAAAAAGCACTTGATACCGAGCTTCGGGCTAGAATCGACGCACTAAGCCTTACTATTCACCCGATGATGGCTATTGATGCCACTCGCTTACCTCGTGGCGCTAAACCAGAAGTACGTCCCGGCAAGATGATCTTGACCAACGGAGATCCTAGAGAGGTGCTCCAACCGTTTAACTTTGGTCAAGTCAATCAGATTACTTTTGCGCAGGCTGGGGCGTTACAGCAGATGGTTCAGCAGGCTACAGGCGCAGTGGACTCAGCAGGTATTGCAGGGCAGGTTAACGGTGAATCTACAGCGGCAGGTATTAGCATGTCGCTGGGTGCGCTGATTAAGCGCCACAAGCGTACATTGATTAACTTCCAACAGTCTTTCTTGATTCCGTTTGTTAAGAAGGCCGCACATAGGTATATGCAGTTTGATCCCGAATCTTACCCGGTTGCAGACTACAAGTTTAACGCTAGCAGTACTCTGGGTATTATTGCTCGTGAGTACGAAGTTACTCAGCTAGTACAGTTGTTGCAGACGATGGGCAAAGACTCTCCTTTGTATACAACGCTTATCCAATCGGTAGTAGACAATATGAACTTGTCGAACCGTGAGGAACTCATTGCGGCAATGCAACAAGCAATGCAACCGAACCCACAGGCACAGCAAATGCAGGCACAAGCCCAGCAGGCGCAGATGGAGTTCCAGCAATCTCAGACAGCGGCACTATCTGCACAGGCACAAGAGTCTGCGGCTAGAGCACAGAAGCTTGCGGCTGAAGCGGCAGTAGTTCCGCAAGAGCTAGAGATTGACAGAATCAACGCTGTTACCCGAAACTTGCGTGAAGGCGATCAAGACGACAAAGAGTTTGAGCGTCGTATGCAGATTGCTGATCGCTTAATTAAAGAGAAACAAATCAAAGGAAAAGAGAATGCTAACCGACAGAGAACTCCAAATGATATTCCAGAGATTCCAAGGCCAAATGGAGCCACTCCAGCGCCAAGTGCAGGAACTCCAGGCCAAGGTGGAGGCTTTAACCAATGAGCAAGAAGGATCCGCGCCTAGCCCGCGTAGGCGTAAGCGGGTACAACAAGCCGAAGAAAACCCCCAGCCATCCCACTAAATCGCATGTTGTAGTTGCGAAAGAGGGTGATAAGATCAAGACCATACGGTTTGGTCAGCAGGGAGTAAAAGGTGCAGGTAAGAACCCTAAGAGCGCAAAGGACAAAGCGCGAAAAAAGAGTTACTACGCCCGGCACAATGCCCAAGACTCAAATCCCAGTAAACTATCTGCGCGTTATTGGTCGCATAAGGTCAAGTGGTAAGAGCTATGAAAGTTAAAGCACCTGACGGTTATCACTGGATGAAAAAAGGCAAAGAGTACAAGTTGATGAAAGATCCATCCGAAGGCTATAAGCCGCACAAGGGTGCATCTAAATCAGCAGACTTTGCTATTGAGAAAGTGCACAAAAGGTAAGGAGAGTGTTATGCCCGGTTACGGAATGAAGACAACCAAGCCAAAGAAGAGGCCTGCTATGCCTAAGCGTAATGGTCGTATGCTGACTAACAAGAAGAACAAAAAGAAGAAGTAGTCATGCCTAAAGCAAAGGCAAAGCCTAAAAAGAAAAGCGCCATACCTGACAACGTAAAGAACAAAGCTCTTTACTCTCGGGTTAAGTCTGAGGCCAAGCGTAAGTTTGACGTTTACCCCAGTGCGTACGCTAACGCATGGCTAGTTAAGACCTACAAAAAACGTGGTGGGACTTATGGCTAAAACAAAAGGCGGGCTAACCAAGTGGTTTAAAGAGGATTGGGTGGACGTTAAGACGGGTAAGTCTTGTGGTCGTAAGTCAGCCAAGAAAAGCAAACGCCCCTACCCTTCTTGTCGTCCTAAAGCTGTTGCGGCAAAGATGACTGCGGCAGAAAAGAAGTCTTCGGCAAAGCGAAAGACTGGGCCAGCCAAGATTAAACATGCTGTTACGGCTTCTGGTCGGAGACGTAAGGCTACTAAAAAAGCCTGACATTTTTTAAAAACCGTGCTAAAACGCACAAAACAACCAAAGAGAGAATGAGATATGACACCTGAACTTGAGGAGTACTTTGACAACTACAATATGCTTTTTAGCCATCCGGGTTTTAAGCAGTTGATTGAAGAGTTAAGTAACAACGCTAAACAGCTAGCAGACCTTCAAACCGTCAAAGATCAGGAAGAATTGTTTTATCGCAAAGGCCAAGTTGCCGCATTAGCTACAGTTATCAACCTTGAGGGGACGATTTCTGCGGCGCGAGACCAAGCCGAAGCGGAAGCTCAGGAAGAGCTTGATGTATAAAATATATGACTTTCGCTGTGATTGCGGTCGTATATTTGAAAAGATGGTACGCAGTGGAGAGACAGTCAGTAGGTGCGACTGTGGCTTGACTGCTACTAAGATGCTGTCAGCGCCTAAGTGCGTACTCGATGGGCATTCCGGAGACTTTCCGGGGCGTCATATGAAATGGGTACGGGAACACGAAGCCGCTGGCAGGAAACGTAAATCTCCAACTGACGGAGTTTAATATGTCACGAGCAACAATGCTTGATCCCCACCTCGAAGAGGAGAATGAGGACAAGATTGAAACTGAAGCAAACGAGATTCAGGAGCCTGAAGAGGCTGTTGAGCAACCTCAAGATAAAGTAGAGCAAGACACTGACGACGACATCCCAGAGCGTTACCGTGGTAAATCTCTGAAAGACGTTGTTCAGATGCACCAAGAAGTTGAAAAGGTGATGAGTCGACACTCTTCTGAAGTCGGTG